AGCAGGGAACAGCATCTTTACTATACGTAAAGACACAGTATCCGAAGCCATTGATAAATCAATAGTTGCCGGACTGTCAGGATTAGGATTCACAGATCCCGCTTTCGCGAGCTCTTGATTCTTCACCTGGCTGTTAAGGTTTAACCCCCATCGCTTCTTCAAACGTTTACGGACGAATCCGTCTACGCCGAGTTGAAGCATAACATTGAGGGTGGGTTCGATTGCTATGGGCCGGTCTTTAGACCGGTCCTTCTGTACCGTGGTAATCCTGTTTCCAGGAACGTTAATCAGGGATTCCTCCCAGAGTACCGATTCGCATTCAGGTGAATTTAGCATAAGCTCGCCCTTACGGGTTTGAAGCTTAGTGGCTAATGTCACCATCCAACGTTCGTCACTACGAATTAACTCCACTGCATACTTACGTGCATGTGAGGTTACACTGTAGGGCGGCTCGCTGTACTTTGCGTACTTTGAGCAACCTTGGGTGAGCACCTGTCCACACACGGCGCCAGGCCCATGCCTGGCTGACCGCCATAGTTGATCAGCACTTGGTAACGACTCACCAATGGTTTTGGAGATAAACTCCTTCATCAATGGTAAGTAGTGGCTACTTTCGAGGGTTTTATACCCCGAACGATTGAATTCCGAACATTGCCTTTCGGCTTTGCGTAGGTCTTCGATCGCAGCATTGGCGCACTTTGCAGTGTCGCCCGGTACCTTGAGTTTCTTAACTATGGATGACAATAGACCCCAGGAGGCCGCTTCCGCGGTCCCTAGTATGTGGTCGATTGAGTTCATTTTCTTTAAACTCAATTCCTTCGCAGCCTCGTCCCAAAGGTCGAGGTCTGAGCAAGCAGCGCGAAGTTTAGCTGCATTGCGTGAAGGTATTGTCCATGCGCAGTCATCGATTAAACGTGATAGCACCCGAAGGTGCCACGTTTTGGTCAATGTGACGCGGGCTTTCGCCCGCTTCATCCTGCGCACGCCGTGCATCTTATAGCACGACTCCGCCGGGAGTTTACTCCGGCGGCTCTTGTTCCGAGGTTTCGCCTCGGGTTTGCCGTTCTTCTTTCGAGGAACGCCAGTTCGAACAGGTTTCACGCCGTTCACTGGAAGGTCCTAAGACGAAGTTGATCACCTTTTGAAGGGTGGTTAAACTCAATCTTAGTAGAGCTATTGCTCTTCGCGTCATCTTCAACCTCCGGTTGGCATACCATGCCATCAGGGTACAATACTACAGGAACACAGCTCTCGCGTAAACGCGAGAAAGCCAGGCGATTGTTATCGTCTGACTCAGGCTCGAAGCCATATGCTAACCTTAGTGCCTTACGGCATTTCTTGTTAGACATGATATTAACGAGTAAGCACACTTCTTCGTGTGACATACCATTAACAACTTCTTCGAGTCGCAGCATGTGAGCGAGCTTAAGTTTAAGCCCGTGTGGCGTATGATTTGTTTTCATCGTCATTCCTTATTTTTACTGTATTGTATTTTAGGTTTAGATTTGGCCAGTTGTGAAAAACTGGACCATCGCCAAGAGCTCGGGATCATCCGTACGCCATGTAGGCGACAGGAAGTGATTCCCAAAGATCTGACCTCCGCAAACTGCTCCCCAGATGTTTACCATCTGATTCGCAACAAGCGCCTCTTCGTCTTGGTCGGCACCGACTGGCCAGTTTATACTGGCATTTGACGTGACCTGTCCCATACGGGACACGCCAGCGGCATCAGTCTTGCTTACTGCTTCTGTGGTACGGATGTACCCACGGCGAACGCCGTAGTCATCCCCGGAACGCTTCGGCTCGGTTCTTATGAGCTCGAGCGTTTGCCGGTTTGTATCGGTGTGGTTGGGGCCGTGGAAAACGGCCTTATTTCCATCAACGATTTCATAGAAGCTGTAGCTATTGCCACCAAGCACCATGGGGTCTGGTAAGTTCATTATGAACTCCTTTGCTGCCAAAGGCAGGCTTTATTTATTATTCGTTAAGCTCTATTAGCCTCCGTCTATCGACGGAAAATAACCAATAGAGATAACAAGTCAGCTATCTGACTATAGTCCCTGATCATTATGCCTTTCGGCAAGACAAGAGGTAAACGTGAGGGATACCTTGGATCCCGGAAGTATATTTGTGCCTTCCCAGAAAGGGCAGGCGACAGGTAT